GTGAAATCACCATTAGATCCTTTTGCCATTTGCAATGCTAAGAATGATTGCTCTAAGTCAAACTGACATAATTGAGCCATAGCTGACAAAGGACATACATCAATATCAACTGCATCTAATGAATCATCAGGAGCAGAGAAGTTACAAGTAGATGCTTGTAAGATGTTGCCAAAAGTTACATTAGCTAACTTAGTCTTTGACTTAATTCCAGGCAAAGAACGGAAGTTAGATGCGATATCCTCTGATTGAAGATATGCTTTGGAGTAGAACTCCTCAGGGTTGGCACACAATAATGCATTAGTCTCAACCTCTAAATTAAATTTTAAATTACGATTCATTTTTATTTGGTTTTTGAAAATTTTACAAATTCTTTAAATAGCTCTCTTGAGCTCATCTTTTGATTCTTAGCCTCTACCTCAATCTCCTCTTCTCTTGGAGCTAAGTACTCCTCCATTTGGTTCTTAAGGTCAGCTATGATAGCAAGTAGTTGATTAACTTGCTCCTCAATCACAGGTGCTACTATTGCAAGTACAGCCTCAGCATCTGTAGTTGGATCAACTGCCATCTCAACATCCTCAGCGGCAGCATCTGCCTCTTCCTCTTGCACATCCTCAGCAGCTTCATCAACTGTAGTCTCAGCTTCCTCCTCAACAGCTGGCTCCTCTGCCATTTGTTCTTCTGCCATTTCAGCAGGTGCATCCTTAATCTCGATAACCTCACCGTCTTTTACGACATAGATTTTATCCTCGATCAGATGTTCTCCATCAGGTAACTTCATTGTATTTAGTTTTAATAATTCCGATAGTTTAAGTCCTAAGAATCCCTCAATAGAATACCCTACTTGACCTGACTCAACAAGGCTATCATAGTACTCCTTATCAGTTACTTGACTTGTTAGCATCAATGTGCCCTTAGGTACTTCAATACCATAGGTAGTGAATGCTTTGTCCTTTTTAGGGTTTTCAACTATCCAAGCCTCAAGGATGTAGGCAGGAACTTTCTCCTGTGCCTCATGCTCCAGGTTAAAGATATCTTTGTTCTGTAGGTTCTGCATGAACTTAGCATGAATAGACTCAATGACCTCCTCTGTAAATAGCACATCATACTCAGTGCCATCCTCATCTCTACGATAGATTGACATTGGTATCATAGCAGGAGCTACTATACGCATCTTAATGTCGTCACTAAATGTCATTGGAGTAGCTTGATTGAATGCCATACCTTTCACCTTAATAGCAGGCTTGGCAGTGAAGGCAATCATCTCAATCCCTAAGTCCTCTCCATCAGAGTACTCAGGATCAATAGTTATCTTGTAGACAGGTCTATCCATGCCTATATTGTAGAAAGTGTTATATTTGTTAAAAATTAAAATCTATGGTAACAATTTTAGGAAGGGATATCCCTAATCAGTTAAGTGAATTAAACATTCAGCAGTTTGAGGACATCACATCTATCCATGCTATTAATGAGTTAGATGCTATTGAGAAACACTTGAAAGTATTTGAAGTATTAGGACTCAATGAGTCAGACTTTGAGGATACTACTATTGAGCAGTTCAGACAGTATGTCAAGGAGTTTAATAATATTAAAGGCAAGCCTGAGCTTAAGTCAATTATTGAGCTTGATGGATATAACTACACTGCCTTTGAAGGTGAGGAGTTTAAGCTATCTGTCAGAGACACTAAGCACATTGAGAAGGTGCTTAACTCTAAGCATAAAGGATACCTATCTGAGATGCTTGCTATCCTCTTCAAGCGTGATGACTTAACTAAGACTGAACACTATGACTCTACTCATATCAAGCATAAGGCTAAGATGATAAGAGAGCTCAAGGCTGAGTTAGTTGTGCCGTTCTTAGTAGAGATAGGTCAGAAGTTAGCTAAGCAAATGCCGAAGGATGCACCTGCCGAAGTCGTGGAGTGAGATAGATGTCCTGCAGTTTAAAGAGATAAGAGAGCTGTACTCTATTGAGGAGGTATTTGCCAGGGAGGTAGAGATACTCTCAGCTCTTGCAGGTGTCAGTTCAGATGAGCTTGAGGACTTAGATGTAAGTGAGGTAAGTGCAATGCTCAAGGATATTACATTCATTAACTCTGAGCCATCTAAGAACTACAAGAGAGACATTGATAAGTGGAAGGTCAAGCCACTATCTAAGCTGACCTGTGGTGAGTTTATTGATTTAGAATATTTCTTTGCCAATGACTACATCAAGCACCTCTGCCATATAGCATCTATTTTATACAGGCAACATCACATTGATCAATGGGGGGAGCTTACCTTTGAGCCTTATGACTTCAGTCCATTTGACCGGCATGAACTATTTGATGAGTACTGTATAAATGATATCTATGGTATCATACCTGAGTACCTATCATTTAGGCAGAACTTTATGGATAAATATCACTTACTCTTTAATGAAGAGGAGTCCGATGATGAGGAGGATGATAAGCCTATGACATCAGAAGAGTCTAAGGCACAAGCTGAGCAGAAGTCTGCTGTGAAATGGGGATGGGAGAGACTGCTCTACTCTCTTTGTAATGAGGACTTGACTAAGTTTAAGCAAGTCACTGACCTGCCTCTTATCCTTACTTTTAATATGATGTCAATGAAAAAAGAACTTAATCTGTAAAGTCTAACCTTCCTGTAAAGTCTCCACCTATAGGCTCAAATGTGTAAATAATAGATTTTTTTTCACCTAATATATTAGCCACTTGCAAGATAGGATATCTCTGAGTCATCCATTCAGTGTACTGAGCATATATCTCTGTAGTTATACCTTCACTATCTAAGCGTTGACTAAGCTGAGCACAAAACTCATAAGGAGGTATTACTCCTCCATTCCAAAGATTAGCCCCATTATTAAGGAATCCAAAGTAATACATCGCAATAATTTGTATTTCAAGCTCACCTAATGCAGGGATTTTAGCATTGATACGAACTGAATCATACAAAGCACCCGTATCAATAGCACCTGCCTCAGAGATTAACTGTTGCAAGATGCGTTGTATCTTTCTCCTTGTAGGATACTTGACATTGAATATACCATTATTTGCGTAGCGTGCCATTATTCAAAAGGTGGTGGTGTTGTTACTTCAAAAGTTATTGGCTCTCCTAAAACAACTTTTAAACTTTCATGGTATTGAATGTAGTAAAATATAGGATTGTCCAAAGTTGCTGTTTGGTAGTCTACCCAGTTTTGTGTTACATCATCAGGTGAAACTGGAATGCCATAATAAGAATCACAAGCCTCTCTTGCATTAATAGCGTCCTGTTCTGTTGTGTATTTGTAGCCTATAATTTCCATTAGTATATAGTATAGAATGTGTTAATATTTGTTTCTATTCCCGTTCTATTTGCAGATTGGTCTGAGTTGTAGAATACAGCTTCTTGGAGTCTATAAATTCCCGAAGCACCGCCACCTATAAAGCCTATTGAATTGGTATAATTCCAAGAATTTAAAGTTGTTGCAACAACACTTCCATTTTTATAAATAGACATTGTTCCTGCTACGTTCATTCCTGTTAATAATATTTGATTTGTGGTAGTATCTGCTGAATTACTAACTAAATAACTACCTGATTTTGCATAAATATAATACTTATTATCATAGCTATTCATTAGTTTATAACCATCTGCTGCTGCTGATGTTAATGCCCTTAGCATATTTCCTGCTGCATCTTTTTTACCAACAAATGAATTGTAACTTGAAGCTCCAACACTTATAGTACTTCCCAATGAAAACCCAGTTGAATTAAGAGTTAAATTCATACAAGGCTTAGAATTTGCAGTTAATAAAGCTCCACTTGATACTATTTGAGGCTGGTTTAATGCTGTTGATTGTGCTGCATTACCGTTTCCACTTTGATCGTACCATGTAGTTATAAATCCATTTCCTGCACCGCAAAATGTAAGCAAAGAAGCCGTATCTAAAACATTAGAAACAAATCCAAAATCTTGTTCTGCATTATCACTTGACCTTCTGACTTTAATACAATTACCTGAATAAGCTGAGCGTAATTTTCTAAGTGAATAACCAACCGCAGCACCTGAATAAGTATCAAGTAAAAGTGCTGCTGTAGGTGTGATGGTGTTTGATGTTGCACTTGCACTACCTGAGCCGTTGGTTGCTGTTACTTGACAAGTTATTGATTGGCTAACATCTGCAGTAACAAGTGTGTATGTTGAGTTTGTAGCACTACCAATATCTGAGCCATTACGCTTCCACTGATATGCAAAGGTTATAGTAGGGGTGCCCGTCCATGTTCCTGTTGAACAAGTTACTGTTTGACCTTCCTGTGCTGTTCCTGTTATAGCAGGAGCAACAGTGTTGACAGGAGGAACTCCTCCACTTACTTCCCAAGCTGTGCGTAAAAAAACGCTGTTACCATAGCCAATCATTATGCAAGTATTAGCAATGCACTTCCAGATGTTAACTTAACTCCACTGAATTGTTGAGCGTTAGTAGCACGTATGATAGTACCTGCTTTCACAGCTGTTGCCGGTGCAGCAATATAAGTTGACTTAACATCTACACCTGCTATCTTAATAACATTAAACACAGTATCCTCAAGTACTACAATAGCATTGACATTTACAGTTTTCTCTGTTGTGTTATTAAGTACAAAAGTTCCTTTCTTAGCTATTAAGATTTCATTATCTGTTGCCATTTTTAATATGTTTTATTTAGAGTGAATATTTCCGAGTATATAGAGTCGCCAGTGTTGGTCTGACCCCACTGAGCTGTGATTGATAATGTGTTGCTTATGGTTGTATCAAAACCTGTTGTTATCTCATTGCTAAAGTTAGTGCCCTCAAAGTTAGTAGAGGCATTCTTTGTGTACATGAAAGTACCTCCCGTTGCTATTGATGCAACACCTGATGCACCCAATGTTCTTACAGTAAAGTAAACTTCTAACTTCCAATGTCTGCCTGTTGTTCCTGCCATTGTGATTGATCCTGTTGTTGCCAATACAACACTGCCAGACTTTACCCTTATAGTCAAGGTATGGTTATTCACTGATGAGATGTACCCTGTAAGTATAGCATGGAAGCTATCCCCTACCTTGAAGCCATTAGCAGGAACAGTTAATGTACCCACACCTCCATCAAGTAGAGAGGTCTCAGTAGTTGTGTTGGTGACAGGTGTGCTTGCTGCTGTCTGAGTGTACAGTCCATAAGAGCCTGCAGAAATTATCTGCTGACCTGTGATAGAACGTGTCTCATATCCTGAGCCTGTATCAACACTTACCTCCATCAAATCTGTAGGATCAAGTTCTGACCCCTTCGGAGTCATCTGAGATATTTTCTGCCTATTGATAGCCATACCTATATTGTAATTAACTTATGATTCTGTTATAATAGGAACTTGGCAATCTGTCCAGTTACTAATATCTACATCTAAGGTCATCACCCATCCTGCTGCATAGTCAAGTATTTGATTGTTCAATGGAGTAATGGCAGGAGAGCCTATCACATCGAAGCTATAATCATCACTAAATGTGAAATAGTTAACTAAGTCAACAAGTATCTGATGACAATCTGAGAGTATCACAGTGATATTAGCTCTATCCTTTTGAATGATGTCAAGGCAAGTTATCTCTAAACTTATTGTGTTAGTGTTCTCAGTTGCTATAGCTGTGATAGGTGCTATGAACACAATAGGATATTTCTCATCCTTTGTGGCAAAGTTAGGCATCTGCTCTGCAAAGTCACTACCTACTTTTTTAACTTGTAGATGTGCGTTATAGAATGCCTCTATCTTATTGATTAGTGCTTGATAACTTGTCATAATTCTGCATTTCGTTGTATCTTATTAATTCTATTCTGAGTGTTAGTCATCTCAGTCTCACTCACTACAGCTGTGACTGTGATGTTGTTACCGCCCTCTTGATTAGGGTTGCCTACGTTGTTGAGTTGATTAGCTGATCCAAACAAGCTCACATTAGGAGTTGCCATTCCACCTGTTGATGTCTGAGCCTCGAATCCTCCTGTAGGTATATCAGGTGCAGTAGGTGCTCCACCTCCACCCTCAAACTGAGCAGAGGCTATCTTACCAATGTTCACAACAGATGCTATACCTGCTGAGGCAAGTGCCGCTGCCATAGCAAAGCCTCCATCAAATTTAGGATACTGTGCCAAGATGGAAGTGATAGCCTTAGCACCATCAATGACTGCCATCCCTAAGTTGAATGCCTTTTGTATAGCGAACTCTTGACGAGCTGCCTTCTCAGCCTCCTTAGTTCCTTCCTTGAGTTTACGCTTTCTAAATGAAAAGAACATCTCAGTTAATTGCTGAGTAGCTTGCAAGCCCATTGTGGTATATTCAAGTGAGTCTGATACTTGCTTAGCATTGATAGCGTTAATCTTAGCTGTTGACTCCTCCTCTGCCACTTGTTTGGCTTGTCTATATTTCTCCTCAATGGCTGCCTTTTGCTCCTCTGTTAAATCTTTATTCTCAAGCTCAAGAGCTTTCTGTTTCTCAAGGTTAGTCAATGTACTCTCGAGTAAGTTCTCTTGTAGTGACCTCTGTTGGTCAACAGTTCCTTTGAATCTTTCAGCATCAAACTTAGCCGCATCAAGAGCAGTCTGAGCTCTCAATGCCTCAGCTTCCACTAACTTCTTAGCCTCAGCCACTTGAAAATCTGTCTTAGTCTTAGTTATCTCTTTGATGTCATTGGCTAACTTGAGCTCAATATTCTCTTTTTGAGTAGCTGTCAACTCTGCATTATCTAACTCCACTGCAGCCTTAGCTTCAAGGAGCTTGATACTTGCATCAAACTTAGCAATCTCACCCTCAGCAGATAGTAGGTTGTTCTCTGCCTCAGCTAAGAACTGCTGATTGTTTTGCTGTTTTTGTTTCTTATCAAAGTCATCCTGTAGCTTTCTTTTCTTTTTATCATATTCAACTTCAATATTAAATAATTGATCCTTAGTTAATTTAAACGTACCTTGATTCTTTTTAAGATATTCAAGTTCAATATCAAATGCTTTCTTTTCAGCATCAACACGAGCCTGAGTTCCCTCTTGAGTTAGGTTAATTTCTTTTTGATTAGCTTCTTTTAAATCCCTTAACTTTTTTTCAATTCTCTTCTCATATTCAGCCTGTTGCTGTTTAGCCGCATCCTGTGCTTGTTTATTCGCTGCTATCTGTGCATCCTGTGCTTGTTTAGCCACACGTTGATCAACCTTCTGAGCTTCAGTAGCATAGAACTGTTTTATCTCTACCTTAGTCTGCTCAAACTTAGTAACATCTTGATTCAAACTTCGAGCAAGTCTTATCTGCTTATCAATCTCAGCAAGAGCTGTCTGCTCATCAATCTTAAACTGTTCTTTCGCTCTTTGGTTCTCATCCTGGATGTTCTTTAACTTCCATGACCTAAGTACCTCATCTTGCTTTCTATTGATGTCTATGATAGCCTTAGCACGTTGTCTCTCATTCTCTTCTATGGCAGTGTTGGTCTCTTTATAAGACTTATACAAGTCATCCCTCTGCTTAATCTGTTCATCTGTCAGCTCACCACCTGCATCCTCAATAGCTTGCAATGATGCTAACTCCTCCTCAAGAGATGCTTGTCTAAGAGTCAATCTCTCCTCCTCAATGTCATACTCTGAGTCAAGTGTCTGAATAGCTATGCCAAGCCTATCCTCTAACTGCTTAATCTCTTCATTGCTCATATCTTTTGTGAGATTAAACACTGATTTTCGAGCATTGAAGGTGTCATCTATAGCAACCCTCTTCTCTTCCTCTGCCTTCTTAACAGCCTCAGCATTCTCCTCCTCAGCATAGGTAGTCAAACCAAGCCAATCAGTTAGAGCCTTGAAGCCTTCAATCAGTAGGTTAATAGGAGCCATGATAGCACTCAATACAGCATCTAAAACTCCTATCTTTTTAAGGAAGAAACCTATTGCCACTACTATTGCAGTGATGGCAGCCACAAGTAAAAAAATAGGGTTAGCTAAGATAGTCATCCCTAACTTAACAAATGCTCCTCCCATAGTACTAAGCACTCCCATAAATCCCTTGAAGCTCTTAGCTATCTCACCTGGATTAAGGTTGCCTATTATCTGACTGAACACTTGAGCCTTCTGCTGTGCCTCTTCAAAGTCCAAGCTCATCAATGAGTCCTTGATACCTCCTAATGAGTTACTAACCTGCTCAAACTTAGAGCCCGATGCAAAGACATTGACTGCCTCATTAGCATCCTTGATTCTATCTCTAAGCTCACCCGCTTGCATGGATAGTTGAGCCACTTGCTCAGGATCAGTAGCTGAGGCAATAGCACCTTGCAGTCCTCTTAGCTCTGCCTTGAGTTCTGCTATGCCTGTTATCTTGAGGGGTATTTCTACTTCATTCATATTAGTAAACTCTTATTTCGATTGTTGTATTTAATAGCAAGCCATCGGTGCTTATGTTGGCTGTGTCAGCTGATAGTAAAAGTAAATCATTAACTGTATTCCATCCTAAGTTGTAAAAATTACCATTGTTCTGACCTACTATTAAGTATGTTCTATCAGCATCAGGAAACGCTCCAATCAAAGTACCAGCATAATTACCAACTGCAAAGCGTGTCCACACTATATCACCTATTGTATTCTCAAGTACAGTAACTGTAGGGTCAAGTATGCCAGTCTGGCTGATAGTTGCTATGTATTTCTTATACCCTACAACAGGAGCACCATTGATAATACCTGTCACTGTCAAGTTGTTAGTAACTATTCCATCATTGTCAACAACTTGTCCATCACCTATGACTAATGCCTTAACTCCTGAGCCTACCACGTTGCCCTTACCTAAGACAATAACATCTGCTCCAGGTAGTACTACGTTGTTGACTTGAGCACTCTTCTTAAATATAGAATCCACTCCTATAGCTGTGATGATATCTCCTATCGGTTTGCCATTGGCTGTCTTATATCTTGCTAAGTCAATCTCAGTATCTATGCTTATCAACTCGACCTTAGTCAAGCTATTGTTATTAGCATTGTAATCTTGCACCTTGTTAATATTCCACCATGAGTTGTCAATGTATATCTTATCATTGAGCTTGAGAGCTTGTATATCTACCTCATTGAGGTCAAACATAGCTATCAACATCTTGCCTACGTTTATCTGATTGACAGTCCTCCTCCAATATAGGTTATAAAGGTTGTTTGCTGTCAGACTTCCTACCTCATAGAAGTAGTAATCATTAGTACCAAAGTTAATATCAAAGGTAGGATACAATGGATCATTGAAGTGACCAAGCATAGGATAGTCAGTTAAGCCTATCTCTCCTGTTGTGCCAAAGTCTATTATGTCATAAGGTTGGCAAGTACCTAAGCCTCCATCATATAAGATGCGGATGTTAGTGTTAGGTGCAGCTCCATTTATTGCAGGAACATAAGCTCCAAACAATGTCTTAGTCACAGGAGTAGGTGAGAACAGTAACTCTTGAGTTTCTACATCCTTGACATACTCATTGTCAAAGGTGTACTCAATCTGTCCATATATCTCTCCTGTTGCTTGAGTGTATAGTACATTATGTGTATCCTCATCAGGTGCATAGGTGAGTTTCAGTTTCTTCTTAGTCACATCAGGAAGGAACATTAACTCTTGAGCTCTATCCTTAGCTAACTTCTCACTCCAATCCTTCTCTGCTCCTGAGTCATAGTACTCATCTCGATGTCTTAGTATTAGGTTATACGGGTTATCAATATCCTGCTCAACGTATAAGTTATACATCTGAAATATTGACTTAACAAAATCAGATTGCTTAATCTCAACAGGTACATACTGATTCACAATCAGAGTACTTCCTGTAGTCTGCACGTTGTTACTTGGCAATATCACCATGTTGATGGATGCTAAGTCAAGCACAACATTAACATCAACAAGAGTGAATCCTCCACCTGTTGCTATCCAATAGTTGTCTGTTGTAGGTATGCCAGGGAATGAGCCATTGTCATAGGTCTGAAATACATCAACCCCTATAGATAATATTTGTATATCTCCTGCACTGATATATGGCCCAAGTCCATTAGTGATACCTACAAGAGATATTGTCTCAGCAAAGGTCAAGATAGTAGTGTTGCCTGTTGGTAATGGTGATGCTGTAGGATAGTCTACTGTCACACTTGATATGCCATACACTTTAATGTTACCATAGCCTTGCACAAACACTTGAGCAAAAACTCTGTACTTGTTCTTAACATCAGTACCTCCCACATGAGCAAGCTCAGCATTCCCTCCACTGTTATTGTCAAGGATGATACTACCTCCTATCTGTAGATCATAGTTATATGTCTCAGCTGTGAAGCCATTAGTCGTGTTGAACGGTGAGCTGTACTCTCCATTGACAGGATTAAACAATGATTGTGCATCAAGCA